CTCGGATCCGTTGCGACCGGCGCGCCAGTCGAGCCAGTCTTTCAGATCAGCCTGGAGCCCGTTCCACTTGAGGTAGGACCGGATGCCTTCCAGCTCGCCGAGCTCGCCGTTCAGCCGTTCGACCTCGGCTTCCATTTCTTCAATTTCTTTCGCACACCCATCAAGCATACTTTTGGTAGCGTCATAACGCAGAGAAATCGTAGCGTTGAGTTCCGTCAGCCGCTCGACCTCGGCCTTGAGGCGGGCAATCTCCTTGTCCTTTTCGGCAATCAAGTCGCAAGCCTTGGCAACGGAACTGTTCCAGCCATCGGGCAAAGGTTCTTCTTCACGGAAATGCTTGTTCTCATCCTTCAGCAAATCTTCCGCAAACCGGAGCCGCTCGACCTCGGCCTTGAGGCGGGCGTTCTCGGCCAGGTACTGGTCGATGATGCTGTTGTACTGTTCCACGGCGCGCGCGTGATCCTGATCAGCCATGGCGGTTGTACGGCGCCGGGCCGTCCACGATGGTCGTGCTGTCGCGGGTTTCGATCAGCTGCGAGCCGTCCGGGAATGTCCGGGTGCGCTGCGCGAGCTGAGCCTGGAGCTGCGCGAGCTGCGCAGCCAGGGAGGCTACCTGAGCCTCCAGGTGGGTGATCCGGCCCAGGACATGGGCCATGTGATCGTTCAGTCGTTCGATGTCGTTCATTTGTTGTACTTGTTTCGGCAGAAATTCTCGGAGCTATCGTAGATCCAGTCACGCCAGATCGGCGGCGTGTAGGCACCGGAGTTGAGCTCGGCGCCGGCGTTTTCACCGGAGATGGGACCATCCGGGATGTCGAGCCACTTCTTGTCGCGGCCGCCCCGGGCTGCCGTTGCCACGATCTGGCCGTCCATCAGGAGGTGATCGATCAGTCGGGCGAATTCCCCTGGGCCGGTATGGCTGAAGATGGGCGGGAGCTCGTTCCGGCGCATGTACATGGCGGACTTGGAATTCTTGCCCTCGCGGGAGTAGGGGTGGCCGGCGGCTGCAGCCTCGCGGATGGCGGCGAACAGCCAGGCATGGTGCTCGCTGAAGTTGACATCGCTGTACCGGTCCTGATCGGTGACATCGCCCAGGAGCCCGCACGGCTGCCGGTGCAGGGTCAGCTCGCCCTTGAGCATCTCCGGGTTGTTGCACTTAACCACGGCGAGCTTGTAGAGCATGTTGCGCTGCGCTGCCAGGTCCATGGCTGCCATGCGCCGATCGTAGTCCGGGCAATGCCACATGCCCAGGACGCCGCGGAAGGCGGCCGGCAGGGCGGAGCTGCCGCGGATGGAGGCAAGCATGTCTTCGGCGTTGCGGATGGGTTCGTCACCGGCCTTGCGCACATGGTGGGAGACCAGGATCGTGGGCATGATGCCGTTTGCGCCGCGGACCTTGGTCAGCTCGCGGACGAATTCGTTGATCACGATGGCGGCGTTTTCCTCGCCGTGCAGGGTGCTGTTGAGGGTATCGAGCATAAAGAGTCGAAGATCCGGGACGGCTGCCAGCTTCTTGAGCTGATCCTTCCAGCGCTCGCTGGGCCCGGAGGAGCCGGTCTTGGCGTCCTTCTCGACCAGGGGGAAGCTGCCGCCGGCCTCGATCAGGGGGACGACATGGAGGTTGCCGTACTTTCGGCGGGTGTTGTCCGGGTCGATGTCGTTCATGCGCCGGCGGAGCTCCTCGCCGTCATCCTCGGTGGTCAGGTAGACCACGCTGCCGCCGTAGTTGACCTTCTGGCCTAGCCAGGTGTTGCCGCAACCCGGCGCCCAGGTGGCCACCTTGATGGCCAGGTCGAGCATGAGGAAGGTCTTGCCGGCGCCGCCCTCGGCCACGAACAGCTGGTGCTTCCCGTCCATGACCAGCTTATCCACCAGGAACCGGCGCGGCTCGATCGGCCCGTTGTCCCACTTGTTCACGATCCAGTCGTTCAGGTCTAGCTCATCCTTGGCCGGCGGGAGGATCTCGCCCTTCTCGGCCCGGTCCTTGTTCGCAAGCCCGGCAAATTCCGCCTGGAACTTGCCCTGGTCCCAGGGCGGGACCATGTTGAGCTCCATCCAGGTCCTGGTCAGCTCGCGCGCCTGGTCCATGGTGTACTCGCCCTTGCGCACCAGGCTGATGTAGAAGCCGGCGGTCCGGCTGAAGCGCGCCCAGCGGGTGTCCTCATCGGATCCGCCCTCATGGATCTTCTCATCCAGGACCAGGGGCTTCTTGGGCGCCTGGGCTGCCGGCGCCTCTGGCAGCTCCGGTGTCTCCGGGGCGGGCAGATGCCTGGCGGCGTCCTCCAGCTCGGAGATCTCGTACATGCGCATGGACACCGGGTGAAGCGTGACCGGGGTGGCCTTGCCGTTCTTGTTGTGGACGGAGCCGGCGATGCGGACGGGCTGATGGGCCCGGCCAAAGGGGTTGGAGATGACCCCCATGCCGAACATCATGTCGCCCCCGCCGCCCTGGGCGATGCGGTGGCGCAGCTTGATCAGGTGAGGGATGTCGAAGCACGGGTCGGCCAGGGTCCAGTAAGCATGGCGCTTCTGGTGCCCGTCCTCGGTCACGCCGCCGGAGAAGACGATCGCCGTGGGCTCGCCCAGGGTGTCGCTCAGGAGCTGCAGCTTGGCCGGGATGTCCCCGCTGTCGATGTCCACGACAATGGACCCGAAGGCGTAGACATTCTTAGCCACGCCCTGGGGCTCGGACAGGATCGCCGGCACGATGAAGGAACCGATGCCGTGCTCGTTCCACCGGTCCACATGGCCCTTCACCAGGGCCGTCAGCTTGTCCGGGTCGCCACCGATCTCGGCCAGGTCGATGAACTTGTCGTCCATGAACTTGCCCTCCTTGGGCGTGCCCTTCTCGCCGATGCCACGAAGGTTGATGAAGCCGGAGTCCGGTAGGCTGCCGAAGACGACAGCCAGGTATTTCTCGATCGTCTCGCTCACGGCAGCAGCCCGTTGTTGCGGTTCGGCACCTGGATGCCGTTGGCCTTGATGAACCGGGAGATGTTATGCGCGCCGACATCGCCCAGGGACTTGGCGATCTGGGCGTGGGTGAACCCCTTGGCGCGCAGCTCGATGATCTTGGCCTCCCAGCCGGTCTTGTCGTACCGGTAGCCCTTGCGCTTGCGCCGGTTCTTCCACTCGAAACCCAGGATCCGGGTCCAGTTGCGCAGGGAAGATGCGGACCAGCCCATCCATTCGGCAGCCTGGTTGATGTTCAGGCCCTGCTGGTTGGCCCGGTGCATCAAAGGCAGCAGGGCCTTGATCCGTTCCATCCGGGCGTAGGTCATCTCGACCCCGCGGAAATTGAAGCGCGTGCGTTTCACGACAGGAAGCGGATGAAGATGGGCGTGCGCGGCCCGACATAGGCGCCGGTCACATTGAAGCTCATGTGCTCCAGGGCGTCCTCCTCGGTCATGCCGTCCCGGATGCGGAAGATCTCTACGCACTTATCGTAATCGTAGGCCACGACCGGTTCGGAAACGCCCTCGGTGACGCCGATGATCGCGGCGTCCAGGCCATCGGCGACCAGCATCTCGCCGTCCGCGAATTCATCGACCATGGCGCGCAGTCTGTCGCCCTCTTTCTGGAGCTCCTTGAGCTCGCGTTTGCTTACTTTTTTAGCCATTTCGGTGTGGTTGGTTGGGGGTTGGTAAAAATGGGTTGGGCCCAGCATGTGCCCTTGAAGTCGCAGAACTTGCACCGGAAGTCGGTCGTGTCCCGGCCGATCCGGTTCAGCTCGGTCGGGTTGCTGGAGCTGACCACGCGCACGGCCCGGTCGCTGGCCTCCTGGGCTGCGAGCGCGTCAAAGGGGATGATCTCCGCGTGGACCTCGCCGGTGTTCCGGTTCTGGACTGTGAACAGGCAGACCTGGAGCTCCATGTAGGCCATGTAGACCTGGGCCTGGGCGTAGTACAGGGGCTTGGCCACCTTGATCCCCTTGGTCACGGCCTCCTTGAAACCCTTCTCGTTGAGGGCCTTGTTCTCCCACAGCGCCGGCCAGGTGATGCCAACGCCGGCGGGGCCGGCGATGATCACGCCGTCAATGTGGCCCTTGAGCTTGCCGCCGCCGGCGGAGAAGCCGAATTGCTTGCCGTCCTCCCCGGCGGTGAGCAGCTGGAAGCCGGCTGCCTTGAGGTACTCAGCCATCCGGCTCTCGCCGTCATGCCCCATGTCGAAGATGCGCAGCACCTCCGGCTTGAAGCCGGCGTCAGGCTTTGCCTGGTGATACATGAAGCCGAGCTTCCGATCGCAGGGATCGCCCCACATGGAAGCGCCCAGGTATTGGCGGCGCTCCTGGCCGGCGCGCTTGGCGAGCATCGCGTCGCCGAGGATGGCGACGACGGCGGATGCCACCGGGTCTGGTGTGTTGTCCTGAAACATTACTTAATGAGGGTTCGCTTGATGCGGGGTTCGTTAAGTTTCCAGGTGATCAGGCAGCAAGCGAGGTACTTGGTCATGCCGAACATCATGCCATGGGCAAGGCCAAGCATTGACAGCTGCTTGTCAGAGGCCGGCTGGCTCAGCCAGCGCTTGGTCTTCTTGGCGGCATCGCTGTTGCCATGCTGCCGGAGGAAGTCGTCAGCGGACGCCAGGGACTGGAGCTTGTCCTGGGACTGGTACAAAAGCTTTACCGAAGTCTCCCGGAGTCCCCCGATCGCATGCCACATGCCGTCATGGTCGATCAGGCACGCCCAGGCATCGATCCCGTGGGCCATGGTGACGGCCCCATCGAACATGTCCTGCCACCGGTAGGGGGACAATTCCATCAGGTGGATCTCGGTCATGACGAAGTCCTCCAGGGCCTCGCGCGGTACGCGCTCGCCCTCCTGGTCATCCTCGCCGTGGATGTGGCCGCAGACCGGGCAGATCTTGACGCCGGCGGGGATCACAATCCCGCAGCCCTCGCAGCTTTTCTCGCGGGCCGAAGGATCCCGATCCTGGCCGACAGTCGGGTCGGACTCGATCGACCCGTGGGTCAGCAGGGAGTAGCCGAAGTCCAGGACGATGCAGTCGGACTTGATGACGCCAGGGTACCGGGCCGGGTCCACCTTGCGCAGCCCCCGGCCGATCATCTGGATCATGGTCCCCTTGTAGGAGCACGGGCGCAGCAGGATCACGCAGCTGACATCCTGGCAGTCCCAGCCCTCGGTCAGGACCGCGACATTGACCAGCACCTGGATCTCGCCCTGGTCGAAGGCCTTGAGCACCTTGCGCCGGGCGGCGTCCGGCAGATCGCCGTGGACGATGTCGCAAGTGTGGCCGGCAGCCTTGAACCCCTCCATCACATGGGTGGCGTGGGAGACAGTAGAGCAGAAGGCCACAGTCTTGCGGTCGCCGGCCCGGTCTTTCCACTCCTGGATCACGCGCTCGTTGACGGCTTGCTTGTCCATGATCTGGGAGACCTGATCCATGTCGAAGTCGCTGGCGGTCATCTTGACCTTGGCCAGATCGCCGCGGATGTCGCAGTCGATCACGAAGAAACGGGGCTTCACCAGGAACCCGGACGAGATCAGCTCGCCCAGGGTGATCACATCGGAGATGTTGCTAAAGGCGGCCAGAAGGGCCTTGCCGTCCCCGCGCTGCGGGGTCGCGGTGACGCCGAACAGCTTGAGCCCGGGGTTCAGGGACCGGGCGTGGGTGATGATGTTCTGGTAGCTGGCTGCCGCTACATGGTGGGCTTCATCGATCACCAAGAGATCCAGCTTGGGCATGCTCTCCAGGTTGTCCTGGCGGCACAGGGTCTGGACCATGCCGAAGGTGACGGAAGGCGACCAGCGCTTGCGGCCGGCGGTAAATAGGTCGGTGTCCACGCCGGGCGCAACGGCCCGGAAGGTGGATCGGTTCTGGGCAACGAGCTCATCGCGGTGCTGGAGCACCAGCACGCGGCCGCCGGCTTTGACCAGGTGATTGGCCACGGCGCTGAGCATGACAGTCTTGCCGGCGCCGGTAGGCGCGATGCCTAGGGTGTTTCCCCGGGCGTCAAGGGACTCAAGGCAGCGCTGAACGAAGTCGCGCTGCCGGGGGCGGAGTTGCATGTCGGTATGCAGGATGGGGGGGCGTCGGGATAGGCTCGCCAACCGGAAAGCTTCACCGATCAAGGCATGGTAGCCGGGATGGAACCGACTCCTCCTTACTTTCCTGCCACGCCCCCTGTCCTTAAAGAGATCCGGCCGGGTTGCCCCGGCCGGTTTGGATCAGTACGGGTTGTTGCCCGAATTGTCCAGGCCAAGGTCGCCGTTGGGGCGCTTGGTGATCCACTTGGGACCATTGTTGATCGAGGGCTGGGCCGGCGGCTGCGGGGCGACCGGGCGAACCTGGGGCTGAAGCGGGGCCTGAGCGGGAGCGCCGAAGGCCGGCTGGCCGAACGCCGACTTGCGGGCGGCCGATCCGTCCCCGGTCAGCTGCGCCCAGAGCTTGCTCGTGCCCGAGGTCGGGGCCGGCGACAGGAATTCGGCGACCTCGTTCTTGTCCTCGTAGCCGTCCTTGCCCTTGGAGATCTTGACCTTGATCGCGACAGTCAGGCCTTCCAGCCCGGCGATCACCTGGTTGAAGCTCGCGCCGTTGTACCGGTCGTAGGAGCGGGCGTCCAGGGGGTTGAACACGCCGGCGGCTTCAAACATGCGGCACATGGACGCGAGGCCCATGAGGGCGCCATCGTTCTTGCCTTCCGCGCGGAGGGCGTGGTTCTGGTTCTTATCGTCCTGAGGGTTCATGACG